ATTACCTAATGATGATCCTAGACAAAGAAAACCAGATATATCAAAAGCGAAAGAATATTTAGATTGGACACCTAGTACAAAATTAGAAGATGGTTTAAATAAAACAATTAAATATTTTTTAGATATTTATTGAATAATTTTAACAACATTTTCACAAACATATTGTAAATCTAATAAACTTAATAAAGGAAACATAGGTAAAGTAATCAATCCTTCATACAAATTTTCAGATACAGGACATAATCCTTTCTCATAACCAATGCTTTTATAATAAGGGTGTAAATAAATAGGCATATAATGAACATTTACACCAATACCTTTTTCTTTTAATTCTTTAAATATAGTATCTCTTGTTTTGCTTACTTTATTTAATTTATGTAAGTCTAAAACAATTACAAAAATATGATAAGCATGATAATAATCTTTTTTTTCTAAACCTCCACTTCCTAAACATCTAAAAAATTCATTATTTCTAAAATATTCATGATAAAAATCAGCAATAAAATTTCTCTTGTAAATAAAATCATTCAATTTATCCATTTGACTAATTCCCAAGGCACATAAAACATCTGGTATTCTATAATTAAATCCCAAATCATTCATCTCATAATAATGAGAATTATCTTTTTCCCTTGTCATAAAATCTCTACTGATTCCATGACTTCTAAAACTTTTTCCCCTTTTATAATAAGTTTCATTATTTGTAACCATCATTCCACCTTCACATGTTGTTATATTTTTCACAGGATGAAAAGAAAAGCAACTAATATCCGCAATAGAACCAACTTTTTGTCCTTTATATTTTCCACCCATCGAATGCGCTGCATCTTCAATCAAAATTAATTTATGTTTTCTACATAATTCCAATATTTTGTCATAATCACATGGCATTCCACACATATCTACACAAACAATAGCTTTTGTTTTTTCATTGATTAAACTTTCTATTTTAGTAACATCAATATTTAAAGTTTCAGGACAAATATCACAAAAAACCGGTTTTCCTCCCATATATAAAACACAATTTGCACTTGCTACAAAACTAATTGCTGGTACAATCACTTCATCATTAACACTAATTCCAGCTGCAAACATAGCACAATGTAAAGCAGCAGTTCCGCTATTAACAGCTACTCCATAATTAACGCCAACATATACACTTACTTTTTCTTCAAATTCATTTACTTTTGGTCCAGTTGTTAAATAAGTATTTTTTTTAAGTACATTTAAAACAGATTGAACATCGTCATCTCCTATAGTTTGCTTTCCATAGGGAATCATTTATAATAATAGTACTTAGAATTAAATTTATAATTTTAAATTATATAATAGTAAAATAAAAATGATAAAATTAGTTCAAGTTAATAAATGCGACGAAGATGCTAAATTAATTATGGAGTGGAGAAATGACATTCATACATTAATTAATTCTTTCAGAACAGTAAAATATACTTGGGAGGAATTTATATATATCTTTCATAATAATTATTTTAAAAATAGTATTAATCCATTATTTGCTACATTAAACAATGAAAAAATAGCATTTATTGGTTTTAATGATACGAATAAAAAAACAAATAATACAAATAATACAAATAAAACAAATAATACAAATAATACAAATAAAACAAATATGAATGATACAATTGAAATTTCTTTAAATATAAATCCGCAATTTCGTGGAAAAAAATTAAGTGTATCAATCATTCAAGAAACAATTCAATATATTAAAAATAATTATTCAAATATAAAAAAAATAAATGCACTTATAAAATATTTTAATGCACCATCACTTCAAATTTTTAAAAAATCAAATTTTGAATTTAAAGAAAAAATAATTATAAATAATGAAAATATTCATGTATATCAATATGAAATGAATAAAAATAATATTCAACATCAAAATCAATTTGTAATAAACAATCGAAAAATTGGAAAAGATTATTCAACCTATATTATTGCCGAAATGTCATGTAATCACAATCAAAATAAAAAAAATGCATTTAAATTAATTGATGCTGCTGCTGAAGCAGGAGCCGATGCAATAAAACTTCAAACATATACACCAGATACATTAACATTAAATTGTAATAAACCAGTATTTAAAGAATGTTTAAAAGGTTCTTTGTGGGAAGGACAAACACTTTATCAATTATATTCAAAAGCATATACTCCATGGGAATGGCACAAAGATTTAAAAGATTACGCAAATTCAAAAGGATTAGATTTATTTTCATCACCATTTGATACAACATCAGTTGATTTTTTAGAATCAATAAATATGCCTGCTTATAAAATTGCATCTTTTGAATTAACTGATCATATATTATTAAAAAGAGTTGCACAAACAAAGAAACCAGTTATTATTTCATCAGGAATGGCATCATTAAATGAGTTAAATGATGCTATAGAAATATTAAGGAATAATGGAACAACTCAAATAGCTATGTTAAAATGTACAAGTGCATATCCAGCATGTCCAGAAGATGCTAATTTAAATACTATTAAACATATGACAAAAACATTTAATGTTATTGGTGGATTATCAGACCATACATTAGGAATAGAAGTTCCTATAGCTTCAGTAGTATTAGGAGGAAGAATAATAGAAAAACATTTTAAATTAATAGAAAATTCTGAATCTGAAGATGATGCTTTTTCATTAACTCCAGAAGAATTTAAAAAAATGGTAAATTCAGTAAGAATTGTTGAAAAATCATTAGGGATTATTAAATATAGCGGAACAAACAAAGAAACAAATTCAAAAAAATTCAGAAGATCATTATTTGTTGTACAAGATATTAAAAAAGGAGGATTATTTAATCAAAATAATATTAAATCAATAAGACCATCAAATGGATTACATACAAAATATTATGATGAAATTTTAGGAAAAGAGGCAACAGAAAATATTGAATATGGAACTCCATTAAATTGGAATTTAATAAAAATAAATAAAAATAAATAAAAGTTAAATAATAAGTAGTTTTTTTTTTTCTAATATAAATTTATATGACTGAATATAAAAGTATAAATAATGAAAATAGTCAAAATATTCAGAATAATAAATTAATAGATGATAATTTTGAGTCTATTGAATTTAGTTCTGATGATATAAATAAATACAATAAAAATATATTTCAATCTTATACTAATATTGTAAATGACAGTGAAAATTATTTAGAAAATTCAAATACTATAGAAAGTTTTCAAAATGCTCCAGATGAATGTCCTTTAGTGTATGGAGATAAAATGGTTATTTTTAATAACAATAAAACCAAAATATTGGAAAATAGTGATGCTGAATTAATATTTATAGATAAACCTGATTATCCAAATAACTTTTATTTTATATCAAAAAACAATAAATTAGGTGAAGTTGTTAAATATGGTCAAGAATTATTTTTAAGTCATAATACATCAAACGCAGGTAGAATTAAATTAAGAATAAAACAAGGCGTTAATAATGATAAAAAAAATGGTTCAGTTGTTTTTTATAAAGATAAAATTAAATTAGTCAATGAAAATAATAATACAGAATGTGTGCCGCATAGAGCAAAGGGACAAAAATGTTCAACTGTTTATCCTACTTTTATTGAGGATGGTAATTATGTTATTGAAGAAATCAAAGTAAGATGTGATGATTCATTTGAAATGTATATTGATGGTAAAACATATAGTGGTTCTGGATGGAATCGTGTATTTACATTCAATAATTTACCAACAAAATCAAACGCAGGTTTTAATATTGGATTTAGATGTTATAATGGCGGAGGACCAGGAGGTTTAATAGCTCAAATAAAATTAACAAATGGTTCAATTATTGTTACTGATAATACTTGGAGAGCTAAAACATCTTTATCTAATTTAAATTATTTTAAAAAATATATTGATACTTATACATTAGCCGATTGGGTATTACCAAATATTATTGGTTTAAATCAAAATGGTAAAAAAAGATTTGATGGAAGAATTAATAATGGTTGGGATAGATCTTACACTGATGCTAATTTCTCTAAATATGCTAATTGGATATGGGCAGGTCCATGTACAGCTCCTAAAGTACATGTATATTTAGCTAAAAAAATAGGAGACCCACCAAGTGATGATGCATGTTTTCATAATTTAACAAAATTTCAAGCTATTTGTTATTTAGAAAGATATGCTGATATAAGAAGATGGGCTGTTCTAAAAGCAACAATTTATAAAAAAATTTATAAATTTAATAAAAATAACGCTAATTGGTATCAACATAATAATTATTCAAAAAAAATAGGTTGGCAATTAGCATGTTTTAGTAATTATAATGAAGTACTTAAAGGAAGTAGATATACAGATGGAAGAAGTTATTTTATTGGTGGTATTAGAAAACGCGATGCTGTTTCTTATAAAAGAGGTGGTAATTGGTTTAAAAGACGATGGAGAAAAATAAAAGCAAATATTAGTAATTATGCAGATAGAAGAAGAACTGATAGAACATCTAGAACATGGAGATGGGTAGATGGTTCTAATTGGTCATATAGACATTTTAAACCTCATTATGAACCAAATAATTCTGGTGCACGTGGTGAAAATGTTCTTATAGCACGTTCTGATACATATTGGGATGATGTTCAACCAGGATATAAAATGCCAGCATTATATCAAAAAAAAATTAAAGAAAGACCAAAATTATATAAACTTATACAATATGCTCAATATCATTGGAAAGTATATGGATGTCATGAAGGAAGAACATATGAATGTTTAAAACCTCCAACAACTGTAGGTAATTTTGATTATCAAGGTTGCTATTTAAATGATTATAATAAAAATATTATAACTACAAATAGAGGAAAAGTAAATACATTTCAAGAATGTGCTAATAAAGCTGAAAGAAATAGAGACCGAGTATTTGGATTACTTAAAAGAGGAGAATGTTATACATCAAATGATTATCAAAAAGCCACTAAAAATCCTAATGCTTCAGAATGTTTTCAAAAAGGAGGTCCAGGAAGAGGAAAATTTCAAGTATTTTATAGAAATAAACCATATGACCCATTACAACCAAACTTATCTAATTTAAATTTTGTTAATAAACCAACAGAACAATTTTCAAATCAATCAAGTAATTCAAGTAAATTTAATAAAAATAATATTATATTAATGATTGTTTTATTATTAATAGTATTTTTAGTTATTTATTGTTGTAGAACAAATTAAATATTTACAAAATTAAATATTTACAAAATTAAATATTTTTTATATAAGATTATTTTTATAAATAAATACATTTATATAAATACATTTATATAAATACATTTATATAAATACATTTATATAAATACATTTATAT